GACTACTCGGACAGTTGGTGGAACCATTTTTGATGCTTCCACTATTGACGTGTTACGCGCCCGAGGCGCTGAAGTGGGCAACATGTTTGCTGGAACAAGTGCTGGCATCCGCTCGCGCTCCATGTACTTCAGTTTAGATGATGTTAAGGACGACGGCACATGGTTGTCGGGTTCTCATGCTGCTGGTACGGCTTTAATACGAGCCCGCGGCGCTGAAGTGGGCAACATGTTTGCTGGGACGAGTGCTGGCATCCGCTCGCGCTCCATGTACTTCAGTTTAGATGATGTTAAGGACGACGGCACATGGTTGTCGGGTTCTCATGCTGCTGGTACGGCTCTGAGCAACGTAAGCGGCGCGATTTCTGGCGTCCTTGATAAGGGCTATGATCGCTTTACTGTTCCACTGTACGGTGGTTTTGACGGCTTAGACATTACTGAGCTCAACCCGTTCCGAAATAGTGGATTCCCGTCTAGCCCGACGGATAATAATAGCTATACGTTTAATACTATTCGTCGCACCATCGACTCCATCTCCGATCCGGAAGTGGTCGAGATGAATCTGGCCACCATCCCGGGACTCAAGCAGCCCGGTTTGACGACCAATTTGATGAATGTTTGTGAGGACCGCGCTGATGCACTGGCTGTTGTCGACTTGGAAGGTGGTTACAAGCCTCGTGCTGAGGGTACCACCTCCGCTCGGAACAACACTGCCTCAGAGTTGACAAACGTAATCAATGCGTTACGTACGCGTGCTTTAAATAACTCTTACGGTTGTACCTTCTTCCCATGGTTGCGCTGCCGCGACACCATTAATGGGTCGATGGTCTGGCTGCCGCCCTCTGTGGCTGCCTTGGGAACGTTCTCAAGCTCGCAGAAGAAGACTCAGGTTTGGTTTGCTCCAGCTGGTTTCAACCGCGGCGGGTTAACTGAGGGTGCTGCAGGCATCCCGGTCACGGATGTTGCACACCAGTTGCGTCGCAAGGATCGAGATGATCTTTACGCAGCGAACATTAACCCAATCGCCAAGTTCCCGGCAGAGGGTATTGTAATCTTCGGTCAGAAGACACTTCAGGTGACTCCTTCTGCCTTGGATCGCATTAATGTGCGCCGACTGATGATCTTTGTGAAGAAGCGCATCTCCCAGGTGGCCGCCACACTACTGTTTGATCCCAATGTTAAAACTACTTGGAATCGATTCATCTCGAGAGTTAGACCAATTCTCGCTGACATCAAGACAAACTTCGGTCTTACCGACTACAAACTTGTTCTTGACGAGACGACTACTACTCCGGACTTGGTAGATAGAAACATCATGTATGCACGAATTTTCTTGAAGCCGACCCGGGCGATCGAGTACATTGCAATTGATTTCAACATCACACGAACAGGAGCATCATTTGATGATTAATAATGTGGGAGGTTTTAATCTCCCCCACTATATAACTTAGGAATTATAAGGAGAAACTAAATCATGCCATTCTGGAACAGCGCCGCATCGGAGCCAAAACGCGCACATCGCTTTATATTAGAAATCCCGGGCCTTGTCAGTCTCGATAATTCGTTTACCTACGCAAAATATCTGGCCAAGTCCGTAACGAAGCCAGCTTATACAGTCAGCACTGCGACTCATAAGTTTCTCGGCAATACTTACTATTACCCCGGCTCCGTTGAGTGGAACGAATGCACTATAGTAATTGTTAATGCTATCAATCCGGATTCCAACGAGCTTCTTCTTAGGGCGTTAGCTGGGATGGGGTATCTTCGGCCTGATTTCCAGGAAGGGATTATAAATGGCGATCAGTTGCCCGGTACTGTTAACAAGACGGACGCTCTTGAGCAACTCGGCGACATTACAATTGAGGAACTTGATGGGGAGGGGGGTCCCTGTGGTACGTGGGCCCTCATGAACTCATTTATTACAAATGCCACGTTTGGGGACCTAAGTTACGATAATGATACAGAATTACTTAATGTTACTATTCAAATACGTTATGATTATGCTATGTACCAGCCCGGCCTGCAAGCCATAACTAACGCCGCCGGCGTCTAAGCCTTGGGTTAGAAAAAGAAAGAAGGTAATTAATGGCTCGAAAAAGAAATTCGGAGCGGTTGGAAGCCCCAACCCCCGAAGACACATCTGTTGCGGCACCCGTCGCCGCAACGACACATGACATATTCTCGTTTGTAACTCCCACTGAATTTGTAGAACTCCCCAGTAAAGGACGGTTTTATGAGGAAGGGTCGGCCCTCGCGGGCGTCACGGAGATTGAAATACGCCACATGACGGCTAAAGAAGAAGACCTTCTGACAAGTGAAGCTTTGTTGCGAAAGGGACTCGCTCTCGATAGGATGCTTCAGTCGCTTTTGGTTGATAAGAGCCTCGATTTGGACGATTTTTTGATTGGTGATAAAAATGCTCTCATCATTGCTTCTAGGATTACGGGCTTCGGTTCTGAATACATCACTCGGGCTACGTGTCCCAGCTGTGCTACTGTGAATGAGGCCGAATTTGATCTGGAACAGCTTTCCCTTCATCTTGTGGAGGATTTGCCTCCAGAGGTTGAAGGCACCGCGGAAGGGACTTTTAGGTTTACGTTGCCCACTACCGAAGTTGAATTGGAAGTTCGTCTACTCACCACGCGCCTTGAGAAACAACTAAGTGCCGCGACGGAAAGAAAGAAAAAGATGAATCTCCCTGACACTCGCAGCACTGATTTGCTGAAGGCAGTTATAGTTTCGATTAACACAGTGACAGATATGTCGATGATTAATCGTTTTGTTGATTTAATGCCGGCGCGAGATTCACGATATCTGCGAAAAGTATATGAACGGATTAAACCCGATGTGGACTTAGACCACGAGTTTACATGCGAGAGCTGTTCCTACGGTGGAAAGGTGGTAATGCCGTTAACGGCAGAGTTTTTTTGGCCTAGGGGCTAGTTACCAGGCCGCTGTTTATGAAGAGCTTTTTGCTCTCAAACATCACGGCGGCTGGTCCTTTTTCGAGGCGTATAACTTGCCAATCCGACTTCGACGTTGGTTTGTTGACAGACTACTTAAAGAGTATAAGGCTCAAAACGAAGAACAAGAGCGCGCGTGGAAGAGCAAATAGGATCTCCTTTTTGATTTCTATACTATTTAATTATTGAGGGTCCCCACGTGTCAAAAAAGATCCATCTTAATCTAAATCAGAAAAATAGTATCTCTTTAAATGAGAATTCGTATACAGATTTTTCTAATGATGTTTATTTCTTAATGCAAAGCCTGTACGGAGGCAGGGCGCCAGAGTTGAAAGTTACCATGGGTGGCAGCCCTTCACAGATTACCTCTTTTTTTGCTGCACTTCAGAAGGAAAAGCGCTACATGGATTCTTTTATAAAGCACGGCCTCAACGATGCTCAAAGCATGCATTCTAAATGGCAGCTCCAGGACGCCGTCGACCAATTTGAATTTGAAACTGGCTTAAAGTGGCCATTTGTTCAGTAGGAGTTAGATAGATGACTGAACTTACTGACGAAGCAGTTAGAAATTTAAACCAAATTCTGCAGCAACTGGCACAGCAACAGCCCGCTGGCCCTAGCCCTGGTCCTAGCCCAGGCCCTACACCCCCCACTGTATCCGGACAGCATACAGCTGAGGACGTTCGCACACTTGAAAAAGCGCACAGCGATGCGATAAAAGCGATACAGGAGCATAAGGACGAACTAGAAAAATTAGAGGAGTCGTATAATACGTGGCACGACAGCATTTCTAAGGACTTTGCTGATGCAACTGCGACCGAGACCGAAGCCCTTCTGGTGAGAAAAGCGGCTACTGCTGCGTTGTTGGTCGAACAAGAGAAATTGTTAAAAGCAACCAACGGCGGCACCGACGCCACTGCCGAGCAAACCGCCGAGCTTCACCTTGTCAAGGTGGCCCTCAGAGACGCCGCCAGAGAGACGAAGCGGCTTGAAAAAGGTCTCAAAGAGGCCGCCAAGAAGGCCGGTGCCGAAAAAGGCCTTGCAGAACACCTTAGTCGCCTAGGGGGCAAAGTTACCGGACTTCAGTTGAAGAGTGGGGGCCTCGGTGATAACATGAAGCAACTCGGCGTCAAGTTCGGCGACGTCAAGAAAAGCGGCGGCTCCATGACGAAGTCCTTAATGTCAGCCGGAAAGGCTATGGGAAAGAACTTCCTACTTGCCGCGGCAGACAAACTTGTTGGCGCTACTATGGACCTTGTTAAAGCACAAGATAAAGCTATTTCTTCCTTCCGAAAGGCAACCGGCGCCGGCAAAGAATATAATCTCGAAATAACGCGTACGCAGCGTCATCTTCAGTATGCTGGTGTGGGCGCCGAGAAAGCCGCAAAAGGTTTCAATATTCTCTTTGATAACTTTTCAGCTTATACCCAACTGAACGAGAGCGAACGCGGCCAGGTGCTAGAGACCACGTTGCTGCTTGACGAGCTTGGTGTTAGCGGCACAGACACCGCCAAGATTTTTGATCAGATGACTCGTTCGCTGGGAATGGGGATCGACGAGACCAACGATGTGGTGCTTCGGT